GAAACAAAGTAGTCTACTGAAGAAGATAGGTTTGTAGGCACTCCCGGTGCGTCAGGTATTAGTAATGACTGTAAATTCGTAGGCACTCCAGGAGCATCAGGAATTAAAGAAGATAGTAAATTTGTAGGAGTTCCCGGCTCAATAATTAAAGTAGAGGTTAAATTTGTAGGTACTCCAGGAGCGGCTACATCAGGAATTAGAGAAGAAGTTAAATTTTGAGGAACTCCAGGTTCATCAGGAACTAGAGAAGAGGTTAAATTTGTAGGTACTCCCGGTTCGTCAGGAATTAGAGAAGAAGTTAAATTTTCAGGAACTCCTGGTTCATCAGGAATTAGAGAAGAAGTTAAATTTTCAGGAACTCCAGGTTCATCAGGAGTGACAGTCGATTGTAAATTAACAGGATACCCAGGAGCATCACCGGAAATTGATTCTGTAAACTCATCAGATCGAGTATACACCCAATACATTCCGCTTTGTGGATCGTAAGTAGCGAATGCATCAGATAAATCGATTGGATGTTCTTTTTCCCAAGTACCTTTGGCCTTCCAATTCGCCTGTGCAGCATCAGCATAACCCTTAAAATCCTCCGCCCCACGACTTGCGGCCTCATCCTTATATATTTGACCATCATGTCCCATCCAAAAATGTTGGCTCCCACTCTCCCCTGCCACGACCTGAGAGTTGACAGCACCAGAAAAATTTGTGGCGGGTACTTGTTCTACTCGGAATCCGGTTTCCGCCTGATCTGATTTGGGTGAGTATAGAAGATGGCAACCCTTGTCCGTGTGGACTACGACCTGATCTCCGCGGGTTGAAAGAGCAGTAATTCTAGTCGCATTCGATGATAGTATGTCTACGGTACTCAGGACTCCAGCATGCTCAGTAGTTAACTCGGTTGAGTATGGAGAATCTCTATACGGATCCGTCAGTCCGGCGGGCTCAGTCATATAAACGGTTAAAGGTTTGTCAGGATTACCCGCTGCAAAAATTGTTTTTTTCGGCCCTTGTACATAGAACTGGCAATTTGGAAACCTAGACCATTCAAGATCGTACAAGGTTTGATTTGGGAACACATAGTGATTCGGTTTAGTTATCGGCCCCTTTCCTGGATACGACGCTTCAGCAGTTCCGTCACCAAGGGCATAAAGTCTATTACCGATTGGTGTCATTGATGCAGTACCTGACTTGTACAAAGCTAAATCAAAGAAATAAGATGCCCCTAAAGAGGTGACCTCCGTATGCTCTGTACTGTCAACCCGCATGTCATGAATTTCGTTAGTACGAGATACGCAAATCACAGAATTACCCTTACCGTCGTCATGGGCTATGAGCTTATTCTGGTCAGTGTCAATAGGCACACCGACTTCGCCAAGTTTTTCCCAGACTGGGCCTGAACGCAGTCCTCCCGGCCCGTGGGGGACGCAGCCTTCGACTACTCGTAAGCTACCCCGATCGGCGTCATCGCGGTGCGTTTCAATGCCCGTGAAGGCTGGTATCCGGAAAAACCTCACCCTTTATTTTTACCCTTATCCTTGTAAGGGAACAATCGGTTGAGTTTCTCCTGACGCCTCTTGCACGGTTCGCATTGCTTGATTCCAAGAGCGTTAGTTACTTTTTTAACCGTGTCTCCGAGTCCTTTTGATTTTTCTTTGTCGGTCATTATTGTACTGTGAAATCCGTGCCATAATGAGCAGCAGGACCGCCACCCATGCTGTTATGCACAACAGCACCGGGGGTTATTAAACGCCAGTTCCCTTGTTGATCAGTTTCTAAGGTGTAACCTCCTCCTGAATAATTACATAACGGTTGTCCTGAAGCTTGCAGTGTCGCTACTAGACTATTGAATTGAAACAAGCTAAGCGTACCACTTGCCCCATTCGGGCATTCAGGTTCACACCCACACGCCACTTTAAAAGTTTTTTCTGTAGGTGTTACACCGGCGGATGTTGGATCTATCGTATTAACAAGAAGACCGCATTTAAAGACAAGCTGTCCGATGCTTGGAGTAATTGAAACGGTTATGGATTTACAGCCCCCACCCGACTCGTCGCAGTCATCATCGTTTTCTGAAATGTTTATAGACAAACTTGCTGTGTAATCGACAGTTTCAGTTTTAGGACAGTCTGTGCCGTCTAGCAGCGGTAAAAAAGCTTTTTTATTATCAATATCTGATAAATTAACCGCTCCTTGAGTGAAATCTGTTGGTAGTGTTAAGTTACCCACAGAAACGGGAGTAATATTTGCGGGATCGACATCCTGAACATCTATTAAATCCGCGTCCTCTATTACAGTTGGGCCAGTTTGAGTAAGAGTAGCCAAACCAAAACTCATACTCTCACCACCACCATCGCATCCAGGCGAAGAAGAAAGATTACCACAACTGTCTGACGATATTGTAGCATTACCAACTGTGAGAGAAGCTGTCATTGATGTGTAATCTTTTGTCACCAATTCTTTCGGTGTTATAACAACCTTTTTCTGCTCAAGAGGTGTGGCATTTATCTTATGTAGTTTTTTCTCAATTTCAGTTTTCTTGAGGTTTAGTTTTACACCACATCCATCAGGGCAGATATCATTGGCCGTAATATTATCCTCAAATGCTAAAAAGCTTTCACCACTTTCAGGAGTCGCGTTATCATCTTCAACAACAGTAAAATCAGAGAGTCCTGAATTAAATGTAAACTCTGTCGATAATGGATTTGGAGCTGGGACAGGTGTTCTTATCTCCGTCAATTTAATAGGCGGGCCAGAACTACTGCTTGTTAAAGCGGTTGCTGTAGAAATACAAACCGAACTTGGCGTGCCTACGCAGCCATCTCCAGCTCCGCCGCCATCTCCATCACCAGTTCCACACCCACCCCAAACTACAAATTCTTTATAAGGTTCGTCATTTTCCAATTCGGTACCCGCAACATCCATTGGATCTTCTGCCTGAAATCCGACATCACCACCACCAACCCCACGATCCACTTTTGCACAAATAGCATACCATGGACAGTCACCACCAATGACTAAAACATCACCATGAGATACTTGATGCTCATTTGGATCTTCAGCCCGTTCTTCAGAAAATTTTACAAACTCTTCTTTTGCAGTACCTATTGAAACAATGGTATCCCCATCGACATCCTCCAGCCAATGAACAATTACCTGTCGGGATTCTTCACTTCGGTCAAAAAGCTCAATAGTTTCTAAACGATCAATATCACCCCGATTCTCAGCAACTTCAGAACCAAGTTCCTGAATCTGAGTTTCAATTTCACTTAACTTCTCAGCATTTAAATCGCTTGTAAAATCGCTCATGAGATAAACACCGTTTGAATTTTCCAAATTCTTTGATTTCCGTGGGAAAATATTGGTGCTATCGAAGAGCCGCCGGTCGAAGAGTAGTTACTTGAACGGTCGTAGTAGTGTGTCCAATCCATGCGACCAGCCGTTCTCATAATTGGCTGACCTTGATATAGTGGGTACGGTTCATCCTTTTTATGGATATAATTAAATATGTAGGATTTCGCTGTTCCTTCGGCTACTTTTATATCAGCCCCATCAGCAATTTCATCAGCTTCCGTATAATTGCCATCACCATTGGGATTAGGATCACCCTCTTTTACACCAGTTCCTGAGCTTGGGAAAAATACACCATCGGTGGTATCGATTGCTTTCCATGTATTTGGCATAGCCTGTCGAAAGCTAGCGGTTCTACTATTTCCATCAATACCAACAAAATGAAAGTCCATAGACACAGCGGAACCAAGTGTAGACCCACCACCATTAAATAAAGATGATAGTTCTTCTCCCGGATCTTCACCAACGACAAAAGAAATGTATGTTTTGTAGACAACCTGAGAAGTTCCACCACTAGCCTTTTTCCCGAGTCGTAAAATCTTAACACCATTATGATCAAAATCAAAATATGAAGGTGGTGCTGAAGAACCACCGTTAGATTTCTTACCTTCTTTACTTGTCCAGTAATCAGTAACTGGCGCAGCCCATGACACGCTCCACACATCAATCCCAGGATTTGATGAATCAACGGTAACGGTGGCACGGAGCCAACTTAAACTACCCAGGCCACTCGCTACATGGGACAATGCTGAACCTAGAGGTACATGAGGTTCAGAGTGTATGCTTACAATAGGGATGTTACCGAATGAAACTCCGTTAGTTTCAATCATAGGAGGTTTTAATCCAAGAGGAGTGCTTCCGGCCTTTGAAAAAAGACCGTAGCCTGTAGAAGTTGGTTCTGTAGCCTTAACTACTTCAGGAAGATAATCCCACGGATCATTCGAAGGAGTAGATGAATTATGTGGGTGGTTACCCCATTCAGCAGCTCCATACCCGAGAGCATGCTCTGCACGAATGACAGCATATTTTCTCTGCATTCTTTTTAAATCACCGCTTTCAGTAACAGATTCAGAACTCCAAGTATTTCGTATTTCAGTAAATTCGCGTACAAGGTAGGCTTTATCCATTGAACCCTGAGACGGCTCAATTTGCTGATTTGTTAAAAGATGGTCGGTAAACTCTTCATCCGCAGTTCCGACAGGTAAAAACAGAGGGTTATTTGCATCAACAATCCCGACTTTACTAGCCCTTGGACCTTGGACTACATACCTACGAGCTACACGCTGAAACCCAGCCTGGTTATCTTTCGATACCTTAGGACGACCTAATGGCCGAATTGTCAGATCCCGAGCCATTACCAACCGACCCGTTTACCTAATCTCAGCGAGCCTTTATGTTTTTGAGGAGTAACCATTTGACGGAGGCGCTTTCTCGCTTCATCCGCCATACGAGCGATAAATTCTTTATTGTCCCCGTTATAGCGAGGATCCGAAAGTAACTTACCCTGAGCCATTGGATACATAATATCCCAAACCAAATCGGATGGAATTCTTGGGGTGTCAGTATCAAGGCTTAATTCGGAGGGTACAATATTGGCAAAAAGTTCAACGGTGTACGCTTTTTCAGGAACAGGATATAGATAGAATCTTGGGATTACTTCAGTATCAGTTCCATGATCACGGTTATCTATATAGTACCAAACTGGCCTACCTTTTTCCGGTTCATTTTCTTTGTAATGAGGAAAATTAAGACCGCGGCCAGAAGGTGCTCTAAAATCCCAAGAGAAAAGCGATCGGGCTCTTATTTCAGCTTCTGGCCCAGTCATTGGAGAAAGTGGACCTTCGCCTACCAGAACAGGAATCTTATTAACCGAAGTTATTTCCTTAGATAAATCTGCACCCGCCTGATCGGCAGTATATGACAGAGTAAACTTTTTCTCAGCCCACATTGGACGCTTACCATCAATCGGAGTGTAGCATTCGCGGTACGCCTGATTGATATAGATACCAATCCGATCCTGATCGATTTGTGGAAGATCGGCGGCTGAATCAGCGCCGAGCATAGAAGAAAGCTGATCCTTTAGGGACAGATATGTAATCGCGGCCATGAAGCCATTTTATTCACTAGAAACCGCTTCTGCGACCGGTTGGCTTTTAGCCTTTGGCTTTGGCTTTGGGCGAGATTTCGCACCAGCAGAGACCTTAGCCTTGGGCTCAGCCTCGGGCTCAGCCTTTGGGGTGTCAAGCCAAACAGAAAAGTACATAGTTTTATATATCCGACCCTGTGTCCTGAAAATATCATCCGCTTCCTTTTGGTCTTTCGGTTCATAAGCAAAATGCCTAATCTCCGGATCCCATAAGAAATTATATCTCATTTGAGACATGCCTTTAAGTCTAATATTGGGCGTTGAGCCCATTTGATTACTTTTTCCAATTATTATTATTTTCATGATATAAAAAAGCCTCTCCCCCGCGAGTCGCAGGAGAGAGGCCGAGGGTTTAATGGGAGGGGAAATTCCGAACCATTAGGTTTAGGCTTACGCCTGGGTCAAAGAAAGACCGGGAACCTGACGAACAACTTCGATAAGTTGAACAGAAGGAACGCGTCCACGAGTGTCTTTGCGTGCGCCCATTCCGTAAACGGATTGAACACCAACAGCTGACAAGTGTGCTTCGTTTCCACTGTTTGCGAAATCGTCGTAATGGAAGATTTGCTCACCGTAGATTTTTCCTTTTGCGTAGTACATCGCGTCTTTACCCATAGCCAATGCGTAGCCGATAGGAGTACCTAGCTCGTTCGCTTGAACAAACATCGCTCCTTGAGCAAATGCGTTGTCGGAGTTTCCTTTGGTACCGGCAGTTAACTTTGCGTCTTCGTTAGGGTCACGGGTTAAGGTAATCGCTCCGAAGTCAGCAGATACATCTGATTGATCGTAACTGTACAACGCTGTGGTTCCGTCGGTGTCTATTCCGAGGATGTAGTAGGTTCCGTTATCATTGGCTCCTAATGCATCTCCACCACCACCTGGGAGGCGGATAAAAGCTCCACGGAAGTTAGCTGCGTAGTCACCGTCGGTTCCACCTAAAGCTCCAGATGCAGTTGCGTCAGCAATAGCATTGAATGCGTAGAAGGTAGGAAGAAGAGGAGAACCTTGGCGTCCACGAGCAGTGTCGATAAGAACGTTATGGTTAGCGATAACATTGTTGTCCCATTTTGCGTAGGAACCGGAGTAGAGCTTGTTGTTTTCACCACGAGCGTCAGCTTGGGTAATAGCTTCAAGGTAGTCAGGATCGGAGCGTAATGGGCGTAAGCATGCGTCAGGAGCGAAGAATAAGTAACCAGGAATTTCTTGGTTAACATCTCCACCAGTGTTCATTGGCTCAGCACCGTTAGCGATAAGAGCTTGTTTTGCTTCCTGAATGATGTCGGTTGATAACCCGTCAACATATTTAAGAGCTCCACTTGCGCCTGTTCCGTATCCGCTGATGAAGTTAGATCCAACAGTGTTCTTAAGGCAGATTTGACGTAATGCGAACTGGATTTGATCCTGCTCGGTACGACTCATCCATTCGGACATGACTTCAGCTGAAAGCTGGTCAATTGTCTTACCGGTGAATCTCATGAGCTTAAGAACTTGTGTCCAAGAAACTGCATGACGA